GGAAGATGTCTTCTCAGAAATATCAAATCAACTTACGAAGTGGATTGACGATCCACGGTGAGAAAATGACTGTAGCGATACATCATTTGATTGAAGAGGACGGTTTGATAATCTCTGAAGGAGGTTTCAATCCGTTCGTCTTGTTACCGGCGAACTTCGAAGCCCTTTTGAGGGCTTATTGCGCAGAAATGAGGATAGGATGGGATTCTGCGACTGAGATGGAAATTACTCTCGATGACCGGGATTTTACGACTGGAGCAGGTAAATTGTTCAAGACGTATATCGGTTGGTATGAGAATAAGAAACAACTCGTCGCTCAACAGTCAAATTTGTTGACTGATGCAACGTTGTTACGTGTTGACAATCAAGGCACCTTGATTGACGATGAGTCAATGGCTAGAATCACAGCTGAAGAGGACAATCGAGTATTTGGAGAACCTTGGTTTTTGATACAAAGATTTAGTCTTATCGCTGCGGTACGCTATGGCATTTTGTCATTAAGTAGAGCCATGAGTATGGTTAGCGTATTTATGTTGGCTTCTCTCCTTGTGATGGGAAAATGTTCAGACACAGCAGCAATGCAAGTGCAACAATTACCATCTGTCGATCTTTCTGCGGCACAAAATAAAGAATTTGGATTTGTTCCGTTATTGACCGGTTGGATACTTGGTCCTGATAGAGCAATGAATTTGACTGCTCAAGCAATTGAGATTTTAATACCAGTAAATAGCTCTGTCGCTATAGCATTTAATGAAATAGTTGACACAATGGAACATCCGATTGAACACTTGAAGAAGAGTGTACTCGGATGTATCATTTTGGGATGTGCTGTAGCTGGTGTTGTTCTCTTGCTTTTGGCTTTCTTTGTTTATGTTTTGTGGCCGATATATAAGTGTTATGTATTCTTGTTTTGGAAGATTGTTAACCGTTTGAAGCGTATGACTTGGTTTGTGACATGTGTTGTGACAACTCGTCCATTTAGGTGGATTAGAGATTGTCTCTATTGTTACCGACTTGAAAAGAAACTTGCTCGCGGTTATATTAATCCTGAAAATGAGATAATTTATAACCCTGATGTTGAATCAGTAGTTGTGTCGGATGGCAAAGGCATGTACATAGAAAATGGAGGTCGAAAAATTTATCTAAAAGGAACCAGTACAGAAATGCATTCTACGCGAGTTGTGAGAGCAGAAATACCCGCGAAAGAAGCAATTATGGCTGGAGTCAAATTCTATAAAGCTGATACCACTTTTCCTAAGTTTCAGGTTGCAGTCCATTCAAATGGAGTGCATGTAGGTTGGGCTTTTAGAACGGAATACAAAGGACAGCCTTGCTTTATAACAGCAGCACATGTGTTAGAAAATAACAAACATGGATCTATAGAGTTAGTAAGTGAACATAAAAAGATTCCTCTTGATTTAGCTATGACACATGTCATGGCTGGATCACCAGTTGAATCTTTGGATTTTGTTATCCTTGCTACAACCAATGTGGTCTGTAGTGTGTTGAAGATTTCTAAAGCAAGAATGGCATCGAGAGTGTCTCGACGTAGTGTTTGTTTTATATATCAAATAGTGGATGGTAAGAAAGCTTACAGTTCTGGACAATTAGATAACTCAGTTGGTCCCTTTAAATTTTCTCATTATTGTTCAACGTTGGTTGGAGCCAGTGGAGCACCAGTGTTAAATGCAAAACAAGAAGTTGTTGGCATACATTTGGAAGCATACAGTGGTAGAAATCAAGCTGTATATCCACCTGTTTTCTTTAATAGGAAAGAGAGTGATTACAAAGAAAGAATAAGTGATGAAGATTGGGTGATAGACTATAAGGGTAGTCTGAAAGAGCAGCAGGACGAAAGACTTCTTCAAATAGAAGAAGAATGGGAGGCTGAGATGGATAGGAAGTATGGTGACATTGACAACGAAGGTGGTCAAGGGTTAGGATACTACTACGAAACAGCTGAAGAAAAACGTACTGCTACTAATGTTAAGAATTGGGGCGCTGCCATGGATGAACTTGATATGATTTATTACATTGGAACAAAAACAAAGTCAGGAAGAATTCTGGAATCGAAAATGATTGGACATAAAGTTGTCTTAGATCATGTTAGAGAAGGAGCTGTTACATGTAAATATTGTGCGCACGTTAACGCAACTTGTGTTTGGCGTTGTGAACGATGTTTAAAATTGTTATCTCCAGCGATGGAGAAAATTGTGAAGACTGAGAAAACTGAGGGTAAGCCTCTTAGTGAGGCTGACAACTTTAATGTTAAAGTACTTAAAACTCTTGATGACCTTGGAAAGGTCTTCAATGAGATGTTAGTGGAAATAAAGAAAGTTGGAACACCACCAGCTCACTCGTTTTCATATTTGAACAAACAATTGAATGACATGAAACAGATGATTCAACCAGAAGCATTCCTTAAAGAAGTTGTTTCTGAATCAAATGTAAACAAACCACCTTTGGTTCAAAAATCTGTTAGTGTGAAGGTAAATGTGTCTTCACCCCAGGAGAAGAAGAAAAGAAGAAGGAATAAGAAGGCTAACAATGTGAATCCACAAGTCAATGAACTTAAGGAGAAGATTGTTAAACCAAAACTGGAAAAGGCGAAACCACTGGTCAGTGAATCAAAGGTGAAACCTACTGCGCCAGTTAAGGAAAGCCTTGTTAGTCCTTTAAACTAGGAATCCCCACCTGTGAGGGTGGGGTTTTCTCTTTAGTAGGAAACTACCTCAATTTTTCTAATAGTCCTGTTATTTTGTGCAAAAATGTTTTATGTGTAGGAAGTAGTAGTACATCTTTTCATCCCACTTCTAAAAGAGTGGAAAATCAAATGTGGAAGGAAATGTGTGTTCTAGATCCAGAGTGTTCTAAATTTTGTTGGCCCGAACGAGGCCCAGAAGCAGAAAAACGAAGTTTTATGCTACAGGCCGAAAAGGCTATTTTTAGAAATGCACCAGATTATGAATCTGTCTTTCCCCTTATGACTCGTTATAAGCGATTTGATCTTCCGGATTGGTTGGAAGTCCATGATGACGATAAAATGGAAAAGAGAATCAGAGCCTTGCTTGGTTACGTGAATCGTGACTCTAGTCCTGGGGTTCCGTATGCAAGTTTGAGTTTAACAAATGGTGGTCTTATTGACAAATATGGCGACCAAATTGTTGATGTCACTTGTGATAGAATAAGAAGGATTTTACAAGTTGATGCTGAAACTCTTAAATCTATGTCATCTAAGGAGCTAGTTGAAAAAGGATTGGTGGATCCAATCAGAGTCTTTATAAAAGATGAACCTCATAAACGTGAGAAAGTTATGGAGGGTCGTAATAGACTCATCATGAGTGTCTCAATTGTTGACAAACTTATTACAATGTACATGCGCAAGCATATGCATGATCTTGAGATCCTAAATTGGGAGCAAATACCTAATAAACCAGGTATAAGCTTTGATAGGAAAGGAACTCGATCTGTATATGGCCGTGTTATTGGAAGTTTGAATAGAAGTTCTGATGTTAGTGGATTCGATTGGTCATACCAGGAATGGTATAAAGAAATGGAATGTAAGTTTAAAATCTACCTCACCAATAA